ATTGTTTCCTTAAGTTAGGTTTTGAGTTATATTACAATACATCTTAGTACCATCTGAAGTACATTTAATTAAATCTACCTTACCATTTCCTGACGTTATTGTAGGGTTATGTCCGCCTACAAATGAAAAGTCTGTACTAAAGGCAACATCATAAGCACCAGTGTTCTTAATTAAGAAAGTAGCTTCTACACCTGATGTCATATTAGAGACATTCAATGCGTGATTACCTTGTACACTAACTACAAATACATTAGAGTTAAGTAAGTTAGCTGTTTGTGCTGATGCTAGTGTTACAGTCTCAGAAGCCGTAGGATGAGCTTTAGTGAACGTTTGTGGCGAAGCTAACGTAACTATCTCCTCACCGCCAACAGTTCCTGTAGTAGCCGTTAAGCCATTAACAGTAAAGTTCTCTGATGAACTACCATTTGCATCTGCTTTAGAGTTTAAAGATGTTCTTACCGCAGTAAACTCTGTATTAAAATCAGCACCAGAAATAACCTTTCCGGGGTCTGTGTCTGCCAAGGCATCTTTTCCAGACCAACCTACGGCTATTGTATAATTACTCATAATATTTTGCCCTGTTTAAATAATAATGATAATGACTGTAATGATGCTTTGTAACCTTTAGTTACTCCGTCCCACTCTAATCGTATGTACTTAGCACTTCCTGCTAAGGGTATTGAACGCTCTTTAAATCCGTGGATTGGAGCGTATTTAGAAGCAGCTGGATGTGTTGCTGCATTATGTGTGTGTCCTGTAAGTGGACCATACTTAGAGAATGTTGCTCCCCAGTAAGATGGTTCTCCGCTTAAGGTAGGATTAAGTTTAAATGTTGGTGATATCTTAGGTGTCATTTCAAAGTCTTTATANAACCTAATACCTACATCTGTTCCTTGACCTCCTGATACAAGCATAACTAATCTTTTAAGAATAGAAGATTGAACACCTTGTCCTAAGTCAATCCATACTGTAGAAAAAGAAACTGTATAGCTATTATAAGTATAAACACTAGAACCACTGTAGTCTACATCATAATAACCTTCATAAGTAGCTACTCTTCCTGATTGTTGACCTACTAATAGACCATAATCATTTGTATAAACAAGACTAGCAGGTTCTCTGTTGTCTGCAAATACCCACTTAGTTATTCTTGGTGTTTCTTTTTCCGTCTTATAAGTAGTGTCAAAAACATAAGTAACATTTCTATCTACAAAAGATAGTATGTATAAGCCTTCGTCCATCATAAATACTGACTTAACATTTGTACTAACAGTAATGTTTGCTATTAACTCATCTTTAATTGTTATAGATTTTTCTGTTAGAGGTAGTTTGTCTAACTGTGTAGTTCTATATAAAGACCTAACACCAGTGTCAGACAAGAAATATAAGTCATCACCAATAGATTGTATAGAGTCTCTAGAAATACATCCTATTCCTTGTATAACTTCATCTAAAACAATATCTGCTATTATATCAGGACTATTATATATTGCAATGTTTTCTTTACCAAAAATTGCCAGCTTTCCTGCAAAAGCCTCTATAGCTACAATTTCATCGTTTCCCCATACAGATTTTAAATCTATAATACCACCATTATCAGAAGTAGCCCATAATTTAGAGTCTAATAATTTTGAATAGTATAAAACATCATTTTCTTCGCTAATGCCTCCAGCCCAAGCTCTACCATAAAAACCTAACATACAACTAGGGTCAAAAGTAGTTACTCCGGGAGGTGCTGAATAACCTGTTACATCTTTTAGTTTAGCCCAACTAGTAGCATTTTTATAGACTAAACAATCTTCACCACCTTGTGCGGCTAATAAATCACTATTAAAGTTTCTAAACTGCCAATCAGAAGTAGAAGCACCAGTAGCAAATGCAGCTGTCCAAGCGTTATCTTTATCTGTTAAATCTAAAGTATATATGTTTCCTACTGTAGCAGCAAATAATAAATTACTTGTCCATTATAATGTTCTGCCATAGAACCAACTTTAGCACCACCAGTTAGTGTACCTTGCTTTAATCCTTTACGGAAAGCTACTTTACCACCTTCTGTATAAACAACATTATCTGCTTTAGTAAACCAATTAGGACTAAGTGCTGTCGCAGTAGTCTGTGTGTCTATACCATTGATACCAATAGTATCTAATGATACAGAGTTTATTTGTTTAGATTCTAATGCCATATTATACGACTACCCAGTCTCTTTCATATTCCATATTACCAGCATCTAATTGTACTGCTATGTTTAGAGAGTCTCTAGCTTCTGCTGCGATAGAGCTAGATAGGCTTCCGCCGTCTTCTCCACGCTCACTAATAGCACGAGCCCAAGCACCAAGAATAACCGGCTGTGAAGGAACTCTGAGGACCTGAGAGGCTGTCTTAAGTTCTTGTTGAGCACCTACAATATTAACTGAGATTGTTTGTGTAGAGTCAGGAACAGGATATAAGTCAATATTAAAGTCTGGCTCTCTGTTTGTACCTGCTTGTGATATACCATTAAAGGCATAATAAGTAGGCTTACCATTAGCAGCATTAGCTATAGGAAAGACTTGCTCATTAAGCCAATCATTAGGAACTTGATCTAATACTTGTCCTGTGTCTTGACATATTACGTCTAATACTTTAAATGTTACACCAGCACCTTTAGTAGCATCACCTAGAGTGTATTGCATATTACCTAAAGATGTTTTAATGTTAAATGTCTCTCTTAAAGCGTTCCAATCATTATAAGACTCTACATTCTTTTTAGAATCATTAACCAGTTCACCTATTAGTTTCTGATAATCTGTTACTGTTACAGAATCATATAAGTTACCTGACCAATCAGAGTCTATTGTATCTTCTCTTAGTCTTCTTAAAACGCTGTTAATAATTTCTCTATATGTCATTATTTCCCCTTAGCTAATTGAGCACCAAAGTAGAACTCTATAATCATTGTAGCCCATCCAAAGATTTCATCCATCTTTAATACTGCTCCTGCCTCTAGCTTAACATACTCGATAACATCAGGTGTGAACTGAATACCAAGAATACTAAAACCTTCTATTATTGTAGGTACTATTGTAGGGACATCAAAGAATACTGGAGCTACTTGAGTAAATATAATTAGAGCTAGTATGACAAAGATAATTACTCTTCTGTTAAGTGCAGCCATAGGGCTCTCTTTGTCTGCTCTGTCTCTAGCTTGATTAATAGAATCATTACGTACTTGTAGATTCTGTATCATTAACTTTTGATTTTCTGCTGCTGCTTGACTCTTAAGTGCAAACAGTTTAGCTACAAAGCCTAAAGCTATTGGTGCTACGTTTGTTAAAAATCCTATCATATTGCTAACCTCATTGCTTCAATAATTCCTACTTCAGTAATAAAATACCAACCTAAAGCTCCATACACAGCCCATTTAATCTGCATTAAAGAATTATTTATTTTTTGTATACATAAATTAGTATCATCAATTTTACTAAACAGCTTTGCTATTTGCCCAGAATGTTTGTCTAATTGCAACTGTATTCTCGTTAATTCATTTTCCATTATCTAGATTTTTTTCTTGCTGGTGGTCTTCCTCTTTTCTTTCCGTAAGTTCCTTTTCCGTATGGCATAGTAGCTCCTTAGTTTGCTAGTGGATTATCTAATGACTCTTGTATNCNTTTATTTATATCTTCTTTCGTCTTCTCTACTTTTATCTCAAACCTATCTAACTTTGTATCATAATTAGTCAGTTTAGTGTCTACCGACTGTAGCTTAGTGTCAACTTTTGACTCTAGATTCCACTGAGAGTTTCTTAAATCAGTCATATCTTTCTTAAGCTCTATCTTTATTGCATCAGCGTGCTCTTCTATCCTTAAAACCTCAGCAGAAGTCTTTTTCATCTGTCCTGCGATAGAATCGAGGTCCAAATTTGCGATTCCTTCGACTTTCTGGTACATAAGCAAGCCACCATATAGCGAACCAAGAATCGTTGAAATTAGGGCAAAGGTTGCGACTATGCTAGTACCACTAACTTTCAAACCGAATAATTTTAGCTTTTTACCCTTTATTCCTTCGCCTTTGCTTATAAGTTCTTCTAAATCAGCCATTAGTTATTAAACTCATTATTATTCTGCATTTGTTTTAAATATTGAATCTCTTGTTTTAATCTCTCTACTTCTAATCTTCTACGTTGTAATTCTAATTGATATAATGTATTACAATTAATTCTTTCTTTTAGGACCATCTAAAGGAATAATAATTCTAGCATATACTCCTATGTCTTTAGTCTGTGGATTTAACTCACTTTGTTTTCCTATAAGCGGAGTAACCGCATTAGAAATTATACCTGTTAAACCTAACTCAAAGTTTGTACTACCACCTATACTATTCTTACAATCTAAATCACCTG